TTCGCACGATTCTTTCCGCTTGGTATTTTGACAACTTGTTAAACCTTGAACGTAAAATGCGACCCCTTTGTTCAGCACCTAATGCCATAAACTCCGGGTCTTGCATAAATCGTTGTAAGTTTTTTATCACCTCCGCCTTAGCGGTGCCTTGTAATAAAACAATCCTTTGACCGGCAACCTTTCGACCGGCTTCGGCAAACCCCTCACTCCAAACATCATCAAACCCTGAAACATCTTGTCGCTTAGATATTAAGCGGTCAAAACTTTTGGCGTACCACTTAGCAAATCGTAAGCCGATATTGGAATATAGTTGGATGTAAAGATTTTCAAGTTCGCTTGATTTGAATAGATTATTGCCACCTCTTGGATTGTTGTCCAATAGAAAACCATCAATGGCGGTTTTGTACTGTTCATTATAATATCGTTTGAATCTCGCAACCTCGGCTTTTTCTCCAATGTCGAGTTGTTGGGAAAATTCTTTTCTCCAAGTTTCCCTATCGAACATATTTTATTCGTTTTCAGAAATACGTTTTGCCCAAGACACCATTGCCGCACCACCCCATAAGTTGTAGGCAACATATCCCCGGTCTTTCCACGGCTCATCTTTATATTGTGGATCAATCTTTGCGTTGTCCTTGTGTCTTGCTAAAAAGGAGTTGACACGCCTTACGGTGTCCAAAGATAATGCCTCACGACTTGCAAGTTGATTGGCTCTTTCCCATCCGACCCTTGTTCCGCCTTTGACAACATCACGACCATATTTTTCACGCCACTCCAACATTCGCTTTGCGTTATTGGTTGCGCCTTGTGGGTAGTCGGAATAAGTTTCCGCCTTTTGGCTTTTTTTGTCTGATGACAATGGATGTTCTTCAGGTAGTAAATCCGTATCGTATGCCCTTCTTTTAAATTTGCCGGTTCTAAGTGCGTAAAGTAATCCATTGACCCTACCCAATGCCCATTGATCTTCACTCGATACACTTGGTCGCACCGATGATGGGTTTGTTCGATATGCACCGATCCCCCTTACAAATGACCTTGCCAACATTGAATATGTTGCCCTTTTCGCCGGGTTGTCACCATATTCCTCATTGTGATCTTTTACTTTATTACGCAACGCCGTTTCCATCGCCCCACGGATTTGTGGTGCCTTTTGGATGATTTCTCCCCCATCTTGGTCGGTATCTTCATCATCATCATATCGACTATCAAGTTCGAAATTGTATTCAAAAGAATCGGCATCCATTTCGCCGTAAAATTCATCAAGGCGATTTTCTTTTGCCGCCTCATATTCCTCGTGGGTTTCAAATGGCATATAAATCGTGTAACCATCGTAAATATGGGAATGATATCCATCCCCTCCCATTTCTCTTGCTCTACTTTGTGCCTCACTTATTGTTGTAAATACATCATTCATCCCCGGCACTTGTCTTTTCTCTGCCGGTTCAATCTCTATTGGTTCGGGTGTCATATCGGGCATATCGGAATCACCAAGTGGCAAAAGATTCGCCGGGATGTAGTATTCATCCATTCTTTCGTTTTCCTCATCCTTACCATAAGACATCGCCGCTCGTTTCTCGTTTGGTGTAAGCCACCACGCTTGGGACATCTGAGCGACAACCTTATCGGTTTCCTCTTGCAGTTCCGGGATGGTAGTATAATCAAAATCAATAAACACCTTTTCGCCATACTTGGGTGCTAACCAACGATTCAGTTCATCCCTTATTTTCATAAGTTCCGGGATCACCGCATTAGTGTATAGCATTTTTCGTGCCTCTTTTATATTGTTATACGTTGCCGATTCAACATTGTTAAGCAATACCGCCGGGACATTGTAAACGTTGCAAAGGTCTTTGATGGTGGTGTTATACTGTTCGATAAGGGAAAGGTCTGCGGCGTTTAGTCCAAAGTTGACCCAAGACAATTTCTTGGGGGTAATGATAACATCCCCGGCATTGTTCGATCCTTGATATTGTTGTCTGAATTTTTCCTTGAGTTGTTTGGCTTGTACCTCATTCAAATCACCTTCCTCGGACATAAGAACACCCCTTGCCGTTTGGTTTTGTAGATATTTGACCCCGGTGGTAAGTGCCTCATTGTTGGCATCCATAGAACGCAATCCGGCTCGTAGTGGGGACATACCATAAAGGTTTTGCCCTGACCCATCGAAATAAGGATTGAAATCTTTGATATGACAGACATCATCGGCATCGATTTTAAATGTGCCATTATATTCCAATGTGTAATGGTCGACCGGCTTCATAAAGCCACCGGAATGGATTTCCATCGATTGACTTGGTAGAACATAAAGTTCACCATACTTGGATTGGTTTGCACCCCTCTCCGGTGTAATTCCGTAGATATATCGGTTTCCGGTTAACTTACCAAATGCAATGACTTCAGTCAAGAATGATGCGTAAGACTGCGCCGGGTTTGGTCGGTTCAACAGTTCGTGGATTTCAGTTCCCTCCAATTCAATCATTTCGTTTTTCAAAATGACTTGTGCCTTGTGAGTTGCGTTGGCATCGAATCCGTTTGATGTTAGTGCCTTATATCTTTTAAGGGAATTTTGACTTTGCACCTCATAAACTTGGAACGGCACCGTTGATGCCGCCTTTGTTATAAGGTTGACAATCGAATAAACGGTTGAGTTGAAACGATATCCCTTGTTGATGTAGGAATCATCGTTTTCGGCACTCGTGATTATTGTATCGCCTAAAAAGTTGTAAATCGCCCGATTAAATAGTTGATTTGTGGCTTGACTGTTTTTAGTCACGAGCCTTTTGAAATTATCGAATAGTGATGCCATTAAAGTCTATATTTTTACAAAAATAATAATTATATATCAAAGGAGTTATATTCCGCAGTAACCTGAATCGCATTCGTTAAAATCATCTTCAAACATATTTACTTGTTTAAAGCTATTTCTTATCTGCTCGTATGTTACTCCGTTTTTAAAAGTTCTTATATTATATCCCGTTTCTTGTTCAGCATCTACAAACCAATTAAACTTACTTGGGTGTTTATCACTCATCAATTTTAAAAGGACTTCGTTTCTGTGAAAACAACCAATGCAATTATTCATATACGCAAATCTTACTTCTTTACCTATCCAAAACTGTTCAACATTGTCTTTGTAAATATTATCATCTATAAGTGGAAATATAGGTTTTTGCCATCCTATTTCTGCCCACTTGTTTTGTGTTTTTCTTTTTCCAACAATTACTTTGTGTGTAAGCAATCCATCTTCATTTTGCCTTTCATACATTTTTTTTGCTCTACGTTGTTCGTTTGCTCTGTAACCTATTCTTGTTTCTATTGGTTTATTTATATTAGTTTGCCACCACTTAAAAATTGGGTTAAGTTTCATTTCTGTTGTGCAAAACCTTTGAGTTACATTAGGTAAATATTTCTTGCCTTTTCTTAAAATAATTTCATCAAAGGTTTTGCCCGTTACCCAAGTTATTTTTCTACCTATGTATTGCTCTAAATCTAACATAGTGTAGATAATCATATCATCTTCGGCAGTTGCGATAAATGGTGCTTGTATCCTATCCTCTACCTCTTGCCTTATCTTCTTATCAGAAAATTTAGATGCCTCGTGTTCGATTCTTACAAGTGCAAACACATCGTAGTCAGCCGGATAATTAGCGGCAATATAAGATGATGTTTTGCCACCGCTTAAACTGTTTACTGTTTTCATTTAAAAAAGTTTGGTTGTCTAATTTAATATAATTAAATAACAAAGAAATCATTTCGCTTACTATATTGGGAATAAACTCCGTATCGAAGACAGTCCATCTGGTGGTTTAGGCGATCTTGTGGCTTATTTATAATTGTGCCATCTTTGAGTTGTTCCCAATAGTATCCATTGTATTCTTTAAATATGTTTTTTGATTCTTGGCTTACGATGACATCGTATTCCTTGAGTAATGAAATCCCGGCGGTGATTGATCCTTGACCTTTAATTGCCGGTTTGCATAATAACCCTGCCCTTCGCAGTTCCTCCCCGGACTTTGGTTCGGCACTATCATAAAACGTTAACACTTGATCATAACCATTTGCCTTAAAATAATCAGCGATGTCACCGTTGGTCATTCCGGTATTGTACAAGATTTCGTGAACATACAATTTATCTGACTTGCGAAATATTATAGCCGCCGCCGATGGATCGTTGCTAAATCCAAAATCCAATCCAATGACCGCCTCAGTATGTAAATCAAATTCAGGAAATTCTTTGTGGGGAATAAAGTTCCAATTATTGAATATCTGCCGGGCGGAAAAGACTGCCTTTTGCCCTTCGCCAAACACCCTCCAATAATCCGGATCACGCTCACGCATCCTTTCAATCTCATAAACAAGATCATCAGACAAAAACATATTATCCTTGTATGTAGTAATCCAAGTGTCGCAATCTTCTCGTGGGATGATGTCATCATATATCCAATGCACCGGGTCGGATGGGTTGAAGTCCATAATGATATTGTCGGTTGTACGCATATTGATTTGGCGAAAGTCCTCAAGTAACAATTCGTTTGCCTCGTTCAACACGGCAATATTTCTTTTTCGCCCTCGGATTTTCTGACTGTCATCAACCGACAAAAATTCAACAAGGTGTTTGCCATACCTAAAAGTGTTCTCCGCTTTATTATGATTTCCATCGAAATACATTCCGGTCTGTTCCAATATAGAAATAAAGTCCCTTTGAATAGAGCCTTTTAATGCCGGTAATGTTTTTCTTATAAGGGAAATGGTCAATGGCTCTTTTGCAGTCGTTAGAATGTAAGCCACATATTGACAGATGGCGTAGGTCTTGCCACTTCGTGTTCCCCCTTGTAGGACTTTGAATCTTTTATCTGAATTTATTAAATCGTAGAATTGGCGATTGCACTTTTGTTCTACTTTTCTTTGTCTGCCGGTTTCCATTCTATTAATGTAGATTGGACATTTCCTTCGTGGGCAATTTCTTGGCGTTCAATATATCCTCGTTTTTTTCCTTTTGTTTTTAATAGAAATAAAGTTGCCGCCGGGTTGTGATTTTCAACCATCTTATGCAATGCCGATTCAGCAAAATCTAAAACAACATTTTGAACATCATCAACATTTTCACGATATTCCTTATCGGCATCCAACCACCGGTAATGGGTAACCCTATCAATACCAACCATCTTTGCAGCAGTTGTAACCACCCCAAGGGTTTTTTCCAACGCCTCGATCATTGCTCTCTTTTTTATAGCAGTTGCATTTTGTTTCATATTACAAAATTAGTGATATTTTTTGCCATTGATTTTTACCTCAATATTCGGATCAAGTTTTATCATCCGATCTATTATCACTTGACAGTATTTAGGATCAAGTTCCATTCCGTAGCATTTACGTTTTAATTGGTGTGCCGCTACCATTGTTGATCCGCTACCTAAAAAAAAATCTCCTATTAAATTTGCGTTTTGCTTAAAACGATTAATTGACCAATTTATAAGATCAATCGGTTTCTGTGTTGGATGCACCCTGTTTGATTTTTCAGATGCCTTTGTATATTGTCTGACTACACTTCTTGCGTTTGACCAAGCAAGTTCACAATCTGTTTGATCACTTTGTCCATTATTTTTGTCCCAAACAATCCAACATTCTGAATCGGGCAAACAACTTGAGTAATAATTTGCACCCCACCATATATGGATGGCATTTGAATATAGTGAATAAATTAAATTAAATGAATCCTTTGCGGCACTTGTATTGTCATCACCAAGTATATCAAAACCATATTTTGCACTTAAAACACCACTCTTCGAAACTGCATTCATTCCATAAGGAGGATCAGTAAAAACCATATCAACTTTTTTGCCATCCATTAACTTTGCCACTTGGTCAGCATCAGTTGAATCACCGCACAAAAGTCGATGCTCTCCTATCTCTATAAGATCGCCTAAAACGACATCTACCTGCAAATCATCGGGCTCAGTATAATCATCTTCCTCCGCATCAAGTTCTGGGTCAGGAAAATCGGGCAAATCCATTCCCCAATCTTTTAACTTTTGTATGTCCCAATCGTTAGCAACAATATCCCAATCCCATTCCCCATATCCAAGGTTGTCTTTGATTATAAATTCCTTTTTTTGGTCATCAGTCCATCCTTTGACTTGTTGGATTGGCACCTCAAAAACACCGGCAGATTTTAACGCTTTTAAACGCATATTTCCACCCAATACCATAAAGTCCTCATCCACGACAAGTGGTCGGACTTCAAGCATTTGCGGAAATTCTTTTATTGATTTAACTAACTTTTTGAATTTTTGGTCAGTTATAAAACGAGGATTTTCCTCATTCGGTTTGATAACCGAAATGTTTACCCTTTTTCCCATTCCCTTTTTTATTTATCAATGTACCAATTAATGTTGAATCCAAATATTCCAATGAACACTTGGATGGTGTGTTTGAAATCTTTTTCCTCAATTATGTCTAAAAGATCATCGTTTGAATAATTAAAACCAACCGTGAAACCGTAAAGGGGAAAAAATTCAACTTCAAACATCCTTAAATTTTTTGTAAAGGTAAATATAAAATTCTTTCCACTTGGTGTCATATTCTTTTTTGGAATATGTTTTTCCGGATGTTTTGGGTTGTCCATTTATCTCATAAACCAAAATATATTCCTTTCCTTGGGGTTTTGGATAACATCGGATGGAATTGCTTTCGCACCATCGGAAAGCGTTGTAATATTCGTTTAAATTCATTAAAATATTTCTAATTGATTTATATTTTCTTTTCTTATAATTCCCAAAGCGGTTTCTAATATTGTTTTACCTGCCTCAAAATCTACCAAGTTTCTGCCAACTTTAACTTTATTTTGTTTCCCTTTATATTTATTTAAATCAATGTTATGAAATTTAGATAAACTTTTAAGTTCGTTTTTTGTTTGTGATATTGCAATCCTTCTATCATTTAAATTATTTGGTAAGTTAAAATTTGTCCAATATAAATGCCTCCCTCTTTTATGAGCAATAATTAATGGTTCGTAATACGGAATAACATTTTCCACCACAAACTTACCCTTAAAATGATGTTTCAAAAAAAGTATTTCTTGATACAATTTCATATCAGGATAAACTGGATTTTTTCCATTTGCACCTATTCCCCAAAACCTTGCTCTACTATGAGATGGACAAGGGGGCGATGTCCATATAAAATCAAACTCTTTATAGTGGTCTAATAAATATTGATGTGCATCAGTAACAACAACTTTATCTTTTGGAAATCTTTCTTGATATAATCTTGCACATTCAGCGTCTAATTCAACGGCAGTAACCTCAACATCAGTCACTTCATCCCATTTGTAACGGTTACCACCTAAACAAGCATATAAATTTAAAATTTTCATAATTAAAAAGGTATTGTATCTTTTACGACTGTGATTCTGTTTTTCTTTTCATCGATAGGTTTATACACCCCACCATTTTTAAAGTCCGGTGCAACGGTAAAATATCCTTGTTTTCCGTTTTCTTTTCTTTTTACTTTTTGGATATGTACTTGCACCGAATCGGATTCATACATTGTTCGTTCGCCGATTGACCGGTAAACAGTAAGACAATTATAAGACTTATTGAAAAAGTCAGATGACCCGGATATATCATAGGGCGTTGGTATTTTAAAAACACCATTGTCGGATTCCATTTTCCTTGGGTGTGCAACCAAAAAAAGATGGGTGTTTGTCTGTTGTACGAATTGTGTTATCTCAGAAAGTACCCTACCGATATATGAATGGTCTTTTTGTGCCGAATGGTCGAGCATATTCCAAGGGTCTATTGTTAGAACGTTTACACCTTTTTGAAATACGAGTTCCCGGAATTTATCAAGTATCGATTTTAGGGTTAGATTTTCAAGGTCTATTTTCACAAAGTAAAAATGTTCTTCAATAAAGTTTTTTGTACGATTCAGATCATCAGTTGTGCAATGCTTTTCATTTAGCTTATTTGCCAATCGTTTTATATGGCTTTCATAGGGAAAAGATTCCGGGGAAAAGTACGCCGTTCTAAATCCATATTTAAGTGCAAGATTGCAAGATATTTGATCGACAAAATCTGACTTTCCTGAATTGGGTATTCCGGTAATGGTTGACCACTCCCCAAAAGCCATTTTAAACCACTCATCCGAGTCCGCAAGTTGAATTGAATAGTTGACTATCCCTTTTTCATTATAGTTGATTACATCTTGCCAAATGTCGTTGATGTTAATCACCCCTTCAAGTGGAAATGACTTGGTTTCTTTTAATATTGATCGTAATGTTTCTGCACCTTTTTCGGTTAGAACCTCATTGGCATCTTTGTAATCTCCAAAATCAACATATTTACAACGGAATTTTCCAAACCTCCTTGCGAGTTCATTTCTTAAAGACAACCCGGCATCATCGTTGTCGGTGCATAATACTATTTCCTTTTTTTCTGTAAAGTATTCAAAGCAGTTGTCAAGATATTCAAGGCGTTGGTTTCCTTTTGATGCACCATTGGGGACACTACAAACGGAATAAATCCCCGATTCCGATAATGACAATGCATCCATTTCGCCCTCGACAATGTAAATGGTGTCCATTTCTTTGATGTTGTCAATGCCATAAAATATTAGTTCGGCACCGCTTACCATTTTAAAATTCTTCTCCCCATCCCGGAATTTGGTGTTTATTAGTTCGCCATTTCGGTAGTAATTGAAATTAACCGCTTTTCTTCTTTTATCTACTTGGGGAAAGTATTCAGTCGATTCGCCAATTTTCCAATGGGATAGGGTAGCGGTGGAAATACCTCTTTTGTTAAACCATCCAATTGTCCGGTCAGATAATTCAATCTTTGTTTCAACCGGTTTTATATATTCCTTTTTAGGTTTGAATTTTACATTGCCTGACCAATTACAATGGTGGCAATTGTAAACCCCCTTTTCAATATTTACCGATAAACAAGGGTCAGATTTATTTTTTCTTTTGTGAGAACACTTTGGGCATTTTGTTTTTTGTACGTTGGCGTTGGATTTAAGTTCAATGCCAAGGCTTAGAAATTCATCAATCATTTAGTTTAAGTTTTAATAAGTTTAGTTGGTGGTGAAAATTAATAATTTCTTTTCTGATTTTTATATCTGAATGGGGGAAATCTTTTGATGTTTGTTTATTCATTCTTATACGTTCAATTTTTCCCATTTCAAATATGTCATCAACCTTGAAAAGAAACCCATCATTTTTTACAACAATCAAAAGGTAAATTCTCAAGCGGTCTTTTGTTTTGTGTTTTAGTTTTCTAAGGTTGTCGATTTTTTGTTTTTCGATAAACCATCGATCCCACATTTCAGATCGTTCCTTGATTTCAATTAATGTTTTTACATTGTTTGTATATCCATATAAATCAAAAGGCGAATACTCATCTTCAGATAATTTAAAATCGCCATATTTTGAAAGGGCATCCAAGCACCTTTTTTCGGTTTGTTTTGTTTTGTTTTTATCGTAATGCATCAAATTCCCTTCCTCCAAGTTTTTGAATTAATTGTTCTAATTTTGGGAGTTTACCCTCTTTTGATTTTCTGAGTTCCGGAATGCTTAGAACATTCTTTTGCCAAAATGAATCATTCCTTGCCTTGTTTACAATCCACCAAAGTTGCCGTGGGTTGCAATTATCTTTTTGATCTGCCAATCGTATTGTATCAAGCCACTTTATTTTTTGTGCCGTTGTTTTTGGTCTTGTTCTTTGAGGAAACAATTCAATTATGGCATCATAGCATTTAATATAGTTGTCCGCATAATCAGACACTTTTTTGCTTGTTTTTGATTTGCGGTTATTAATATTTATAATATTATTACTATTTACTATACTATTATCTCGGACATTTTTGTCTATACCCTCCCGACAATTTTGTCGTGACCTCCCGACAATTTTGACTATACGTTCAATGATTTTATTTTCGGAATCTCTTTTGATGTTTACTGTTATATAATTGCAATTTTTAAGATCTGTGATCCACCTCGTAATTGTCCTTTTATCTACTTTATACAATTTGGCGAAATAATCATTTAATGCCCAACATTTTCCATTTTTACCTGAAAGGGCAGTTATCTCACCGTAAAGTAATTTGGCATTTGGAGTCAATCGGTCATCATACCGAACATCTGCCGGGATGATTGCATAATAGTTTGGTTTCATTCTATTCCTCTGTTAAATCTTTAATCTGATTGCAAAACCCCCGTAGGTCAACAAAAATATCTCGAAATTGTTTTAGTGTAATTTTTCGGTCATCGAACAGTTCAAAAAGTATTTCCACAAGCAATTCAAATTCTGCCTCAGTCATTCTGCCAACATAATCATACCGGATGGAAATATCATCCATTGATGTATTGGTTCGCCATACTCGTTGGTCAATCTCGTTCCAAAATACGTTTTTAAATTCGTGAAAACTCATTTACTAAACATTAAAATTAAAACTCCAATACTCATTATTAAAGCATATACTCCACTAATATATTCAAATGATTCCAAAATACTCATCAATTATTTGTTTACATTCATCAAAATCGTAAGAAACGACAGTTTGCCAATTCTTATTTTCAAGCGTTTTAAGACACTTTTGTTGGTTTTCGGTAGGTTTGTTTGGTTTGATCTTTAATTCGATTGCTAAGCCGTTAAAATCGCCCTTAGAATCAAAACAAAGAACATCCGGGACACCGGCAACCCCTCCGAGTTTTTTAAACTTAAATCTTTCAAATGGTGTTCGTTTGCCCTCATTTGGACAATGGATCACAAATGCATCCGGATATTGCATCTTGAAATACTGCATCACGGCGTTTTGGAATTGATCCTCTTTTGTGAGATACTTATTAAAATTATTCGGCATAATATTTTTTTCTATTGATTCAAAATTTTCTTTTAGAAATGGGTCTTGATTGTACTGAAAAATGTTTTCAATTGTTTTTATGCCGTGCATAACGGTGGCGTGACCAACTTTTACTTTTTCGCCAATAATACGATATGAAATCGGGCGAACGTAATCCCTTGACAATTTATAATAAATTGACCGGGCATCAATAAATTGCCTCAATCTTGTTTTTCTTGCGATGTCGAATCCAAAATAGTAATCGACTTCTTTTTTAATAATTTCGGTTGTAAGTGTTTCCATATTTATAAAATTAAAGAACCATCCTTTGCCATTTCACTCGTTCCATATCCATTTGCGATTCCGGTCTGTAAATATTCATTCCATTGTTCCAATGCGTTTTGGTATGCCAAACGACCTTTGTCGATCATCTCATCGCTGAGTCCATAAACAACCACCGAAAACGGATGCTTGGTTTCTATTGCAATAAAACGAAATCTCTTGGGGTCGAATCCTAATGCATCGGAATAAAATGCCGCTTGTAGGTGATACCCATAATTGTAGATGTCCCTTAAAAACGCCCTTGGACTGTTATCCTGACAAGTTTTAATGTCGCTGATCCAACCATCGCCTTTTACATCCGGGCGAACACGAACCGGAACACCATTGTGCATTCCGTAGTGGGATAATTCAACATCCCCCTTAGTGTAAAATATAGCCAAATCATTGTCCATAAATTGCCTCTTGATGTTCAGTATAATATTCCCCGGTTGTTCCTTGTCATTGCTAATGTATAAAAGTTCCTTCCCCTTATGATCTTCTTGTTGCTCTTTTCTTTTTTTCATATACCCTTCCCCTCTTGGTATATAATCAACAATGGCATATTTCTTATCAAATTCCTTTGGCTCAAGTATTGCCTCGTGTACTGCCGTACCAAGTGCCAATGAATCACTTGAAAAAGGTCTTTGATTTAGAAAATGATAAACCGACTTCTTGTGAATCGTTTTCAAACCGGATGCGGATATTTCCGGGCGTGAATGATAATTGTCGTTTGAATCCTTTTTAATTTTCATTTTTTTGATTGTAATACAATAATTTTGGTTTGTAGTTTTGCGTTCTCCGTTTTCCAATAGTCCACCCGGCATTCCAAGTTTTCTATTTTTTCGTTTTTATCCTTGACTATATTTTCAAGAAATTTGATACGTTCTTGCATAAATGTAATGTCCGATTCGGGGGTTTCATCAACTATAAAATGCATCATAATAAAAATAAAAAGCACCCCCGAAGGGGTGCGGTTAGTGTTTAGAATGGTAAATCGTTTTCCTCTTTTACCACTTGGGTTTTTGTTTCCCCACCCTTGTAGGTGTCTAATTGAAAATAAAGACCCTTGTCCCCTACCTTAATGTCAAATGCCAATTGCTTTTGACCATTGTAGTCCTTGTAATACTCAGATTGAGTTTTTGCCCACTCGACAAATTCGTTCAAGGTAATTATCATTTTACCTTTTACAAAGTCGGGTGCGTTTTCCCTTGGGGGAAATGTGATTAAACCTTTTGGGTAAATCTTCTCGTTGCTCATAATTAAAAAATATTAGTGTTAGAATTAAAATTTGATTTTGGTGTTTTGGCGGAGTTTCCATCATCATCAACCGCTTGTAATGCCAATAAAGATGCTAAAGTGTAACGCCTAAAGTAAGTTATTTCAGACCCTTTCTTTTGGGCATCTAATCCTTGGGATAGTGGAATTGATGAAACTTCCTCCTCGCCGGTTTCCGTGCATCTGAGAATGGTTTGAACCTCATTCTCAATGATGGGTTGTAATATGACAACCTTGTTCTTTTGCAGGATAGGCAAAGTGTGTTCCAATAATTGATTGATATCAAAATACTTAGATTTGAAAAAAGGATTGTTTGCACCCTTTGTGATTTTACCAATTTCCTTTTGAATTTGGAATAGTTTGGTTGAAATGGATTTGTTTTCACTCATCATAAGTTTAGTGGTTTTAAATTAAAGTTTAATTTCTTGAGTTTGCTTAGGTCATCAACGGTGAACCTTCCCGGTTCTTTTATCTTTGAATTTAGCGTTGGCAATGTAATGTCAAGACATTCCAAAACATCCAATTTGCGGATATGCAAACGCTTTATTTCGTTGATAAAATGGATTTCAAATTCGTTCATATTTTTTAAATAAAATTAAATTTCCAAGTAATTGTTTTTTGTCTAAATAGAGTTTCCAATACTTCAATTTGCTCATCTTCTTTCAAACTTGAAAAGCCTACGATGTCCGGATAAGATTGCCTTGAAACATCTGCTGAAATCATTTCCATATCTTCGTGTAAATTATATGCCAATTCTTTTGGAGTCATTGTTTCTTCAGTTGTATAAAAATGTTGTGACAATATCTCATCAATATCCTCTCGTGATTGATAAGTTCTTACATCATCTTCGCCATCAATAAACACTTCAAAAGATATTGCATCTTTTGGGTCAGACACCCCTTTTCGATGTCCAAATTTGGAGTCACTATAAAGACCTTCCCCTGCAATAACAGATATTCTTTTGCCCTCATCGTTTAAAACTTGAGCCATTATGCCATTTGTGGCGGGGTGGTCGATAAAACTTAAATTTTTAAATCTCATAATAATTGTTTTAATGGGGGCATTTCTGCCCCCGGTTGGTTTACTTGTTATAGGTCGAAGGTTTAAAAATCTCATTAACGGTTAAAGCGGCTTTTTTAGAATCTCCGAACCTTGTAGTATATACTCCGATTAAATTGGCTCTTAAATTAATTTTTCTGTGTACGTTTACTGATTGCATAATTTTATTGTTTTAATTAATAATTGTTTTAATGGGGGCATTTCTGCCCCCGGTTGTTAGTGTTTTAAATTGATATAAATCCATCTTTTGAAAGCCTCTTCATAGCTGAATTAAAAGTATTTAGGTTCTTGTATTCAACGTAACTTCTTCCAATAGTTGTGTATTCTCTGCCATCCGACTTAATAAAGAAATCTTTAGTTGATACACTACCATCTTGATAAGTAGTAATCACTGTATCAATGTAAAATGATATTGTACCCTTGTTTAGTCCCTCCTCCGTACGAAAGCGGTAGGTTGATTTTCTTTTTGTTTCGCTGTGTTTTTTAAAATTTGTCATTTTTTTGTTTTTAATTATGATGTAAATATATAATAAATTTTATAAACTAAAAAATAT